TTTTAGAACAATACTGTAAAGATACTGTATCAAAGATTCATGTTGAGGATCCAGGATATGGTATGTTCATAGATGATTATGATTGGAGCAGAGTTAAGTATACATTTATATGTGTACCAACAGATAATGATGGAGTGAACAATCATCTAAACTTAACAATACTAATGCAAGCATTGCAAAGAGCAAAAGGTATTCCTGTAATCAGAAGTACAGTTGGTCCAGACTCATTGATTACATTAGCTATGGCAGTTAATCATGATATACCTCTTATGCATTGGCCAGAGTTTCTAAGAGAAAAGCATTGGCAAGCAGATGTAGATGATGATAGTATACCAATAGTTATTGGCGGTAAAGAAGATATGACTAATACATTTGTCAACTCTCTACTTCCTCATAAAAATATTAACTTCAATAGAACCATTATAGAATGTTCTGTAAGAGAAGCATCACTAATGAAAATATCTAGGAATGCTATGTTAGCTGCTAAGGTTGCTCAATTCAATATGCTGTATGATTTATGTAAAGAACATAAGTGTAGTTATGAACTCATAAAGGAGTTTTTCAAACAAGATGGAACATTAGGTCAAACACATATGGATGTTCCAGGTCACGACAACGGAAGAGGATTTGGTGGCAAGTGTTTACCTAAAGATACTAAGCACTATGAACAATTATTCAGAGAACATAATATGTATAGTGAAGTCTTAGATTATAACGATAAGATTTATCCATGAAGCCTTTTGACTTTGTAAACAGTATCAACTTTACTAAGAAGAATCTTATGAGAGATACTGCTAATGATGAACTAGCAGAGAAAGGATATGCTCCATTCTTAACTAACAAATCACTTTCTTACTTTACAGATACACTATTATATGCTAATGAAATGAACCGCTATCACTTCTTAGATAAGAAGTTGCAATATGAGTTTTATCTAAATAGTATTCGTAAGAAGAAAAGATTTGCGAAGTGGGCGAAAGCAGAAGATAATGATGAGGTTATGATGATAAGCGAATTCTACAAATACTCACCTCAGAAAGCTAAAGCTGCTCTAAAGATTCTCTCACACGAACAAAAAGAAACCATAAGAAGTAAAATGGAAAACGGAATAAAAAATGATTAACATTGAGTCTCTAGTTGAGATAACACTAAAAGAACCAGACGACTTTCTCAAAGTAAAAGAAACTTTGACAAGAATTGGAGTAGCATCTAAGAAGTCAAATACTCTATTCCAATCATGTCACATATTACATAAGCAAGGCAAGTACTACATTGTACATTTCAAAGAGCTATTCGCTCTTGATGGAAAGCAAACAGATTTAAACGAGGATGATATATCAAGAAGAAACACTATTGCTAAATTATTAGCAGAGTGGGATTTAGTAAACATTGTGTCAGAGCAACAGATACATCCAGCTGATAGTATGTCATCTATAAAAGTCATTCCTTTCAGTCAAAAGACAGAATGGGAATTAGTAGCTAAGTACAATATAGGTAAGAAGAAATAAGGGGTCGTTCAAACCATTTTGGCCGGCCTGCGAGCGTTTGTTCGACTCCGCCCTTTAATTATGAAACTAAAACTAACTAACAATTCACTAACAACCAAACGACACTGGAACAAACCAATTAGTGATAATGTATTGAATTCTTTTACCGCAAAGGACTTAGCATTGTTTGATCAGAATGGATACGATCTTACAATAGTAGAACAAGAATATGCTAGAGTAAATGGTTATGAACCAAAAGAGCATAGATATCTTTATACCTGTAAATCTGAATGGTTCATAGATGAAGAACCTAAAACACATGGACCTCATCTTAACCATTCCGATTTATATTTCAGACATGGCTTTTCAGGTATGGCCGGTCAACAACTTCAACAAAAAGCAAAGACGGATCCTATCTTTCATAAGTTTACTCAAATGAGACCAAAGTGGGGAGTTGATATGAGTATCGACTATGCAGACTTTGATGGTAATGTATTTGAGTTATTACATTTTGAATGGGATAGCTTTACACCAGAATTAGTAAAAGTAGTCAAACGAACTGTAGAAGACTTAGTATTGAAAACAGACTTTGATGCTAAAGCACAAGAGATGATTGAAAGAAAAGATGAGTGGCATCATCTTGGATTCTTTAAACAATCAGATTGGAAACAAAAGTTTTGGGGATTACCACCAGAAAACTTTAAAGAAGTTATTTGGAAATAATTGTTGACTTTTAATAGTTTAACACCATATAATATATAAATACTATTGAGTGCTCAGTTGAGGCTCAAAATTAATCTTCGCTTAGAAAAGGAGGAATTATGACAATCTACGAAGAACCATTCGGTCGATTAAGACCATTCGGTGTCGGGTTTGACGAAATGTTCAAACGACTCGACAAAATCCATTCCCAACCACAAGGTAATTATCCACCTTACAATATTGTAAAGTTGAATGAAGACCAATTTGTGATTGAAATTGCAGCAGCTGGTTTCAGCAAGAAAGACTTTTCAATTGATTTGAAAGACTTATCTTTAAGAGTTAGAGCCAAAGCTAGTGAAAAAAGTAAAGACTTTATTCATCAAGGTATTGCTGCAAGATCATTTGAGAGAGTGTTTGCATTAGCAGAGCATGTTAAAGTGAAAGAGGCAACATACTCAGATGGTATCTTAGCTATTAAGCTGGTTAGGGAAATCCCAGAGGCAGAGAAACCTATACAAATAAAAGTCAAGTAGTTGACTTTAAACTCATTAGCCTTTATAATAGGGCCGTACGATATACGTGCGGCCTTATTTTTAGATTATAAATAAGATATACACATTATGGAGGAAATATGTTTGAATCATTTCATAAACTTATGAAATCAGGCAGAATCCACAAAATTTGGAACAAACTGGAGAGAAGCAATGTTCGGAAGAAACAAGCAAGAAATAGACGTAGATCAACTCAAGGAAACTCTTAAAGTAGATGAAGGAGTGGTCTATGAGATTTATAACGACCACCTTGGTTATCCTACATTCGGTATCGGGCACCTTGTCCTCGAAGGAGACCCAGAACATGGGGCTGCTGTTGGCACGCCGGTCTCAGAAGATAGAGTTGATGAGTGCTTCGAAAAAGATGTAGAGTCAGTTATAAGTGATTGCAAGAAACTTCACGAAGGTTGGGACGGCTATCCTCAAGAAGTAAAACAGATAGTCGCTAATATGATGTTTAATATGGGCTTAACCAGATTAAGCAAGTTTAGTAAACACAACGCAGCTCTTCAATCGGGTGATTGGAAAACAGCTGCTGTTGAGGGTAGAGACTCTCGTTGGTATAACCAGGTAACCAACAGAGCAGAACGGTTAATGACCAGGTTAGAGAATGTCTGATATGCTATTACAAGCACTTAAGAAAAAACTAGAAGGTGATGTGGCTGTAGCTAAAGCTAATGTTTTAATTTACAAACAGAAATCAGTTGGTATTGGAGAACATCCAGAAATTGTCCAAGCCATAGAAATGGAGATTTCTAAAATGGCTGAGGCACAAGATAAATTAGATACAGTCAATCAACTTCTTAACGAAAAAGAATTTTTACAAGATTAAATTATGTTAAAGTGGCTAAACGGCGACGTTAGCGACAAAGGTAAAATCGGTATAACATTCGGTTGTATGGATTTATTACATGCAGGTCATGTAGCAATGTTAGCAGAAGCTAAACAGAATTGTGATTACCTTATTGTCGGATTACAGAATGATCCCTCAGTTGATAGACCTGAGAAAAACAAGCCAATTCAATCTATCTTTGAAAGACAACTTCAAATCACTGCATGTCGATTTGTAGATGAAGTTGTAGTTTACAATACTGAAGATGATGTCTTAGATATACTTAAGACCTTACCTATTGATGTTCGTATCATTGGATCCGATTACATAGAAAAAGACTTTACTGGCAAACAATATTGTGTTGACAACAATATCGATATTGTGTATAATAGTAGAGATCATTCATTCAGTACGAGTGGACTAAGAGATAGAGTGAAGAACGCATGAAGTTTTATACAAGTATACAACAATACAACAATGTAATCCTTGAAAGATATATCGAGGATGGTGTACATAAACAAAGAGAAGTTCCATATCAACCAACTTTATTTGTTCCAACAGTAAAGCAATCTCCATATAAAACTATTACTGGTGACCGTGTAGAACCTAGAGGTTTCAATTCAATCAAAGAAGCAAGAGACTTCATTCAAGCAAGAGACAAAGTATCTAATGATCCAGTATATGGTATGCAACAATTTGCATATGCATATATCAATGAAGAGTATGAAAAAAGAGACTTTGACTTCAATCAACTTAACATTCTAAACTTCGATATTGAGACTAGATCCGACGAAGGTTTTCCAAACATACAAACAGCTAATATGGATATACTATCTATTGCTGTAAGATGTAATGGTCAAAGTTATATACTTGGTTGTGGTGATTACAAAACAAGTGGAGATGACAAATATATCAAGTGTGCTAGTGAAGCTGACTTGTTGCATAAGTTCATAGCTCTATGGAAAGAGTTGGATCCAGATATTGTTACTGGTTGGAATATTGAAACTTTTGACATTCCGTATGTTTGTAATAGAATTCAAAGAGTATTATCAAAAGAAGCTATGTGGGAACTATCTCCATTTGGATTAGTAAAAGATAGATTCTTTGGTAGACCAACTGAAGGAGAAGAACCAGAAGCAAAAGAAATATATGGTGTGACTATATTTGATTATCTAAGTCTATACAGAAAGTTTACTTATATTCAACAAGAAAGTTATGCATTAGATTATATTGGTGAAGCTGAACTTGGTGAAAAGAAACTTGACTATTCTGAATATGGAACACTAAACGAACTATACAAAAATGATTACCAGAAGTTCTTAGACTATAACATCAAGGACGTTGTTCTTGTAGAACGATTAGATGATAAGATGAAACTACTTGAGCAAGCATGTACTATTGCTTATGATGCTGGTGTAAACTTAATCGACTCAATGACATCTGTACGTATGTGGGATGTTATTATTCATAACTTCTTAATGGAGAAACAAATAATTGTTCCACCTAAAGAATTTGGTGAGAAAGAAAATCAAGTAGAAGGTGCTTATGTAAAAGATCCGCAAGTTGGAATGCATAAGTGGGTTGTATCATTTGACTTAAACAGTCTATATCCTCACTTGATTATGCAATACAATATCTCACCAGAAACATATGTAAGACATATAGGTCAAAGACCAACTGCTGATGAAATTATTGCTGGACTATTTGATAATCAAAACATCAAAGACTTTATGAAGAAACATAATGTATCTGTATGTGGATCTGGAGCAATGTATACAAAAGACTTCCAAGGTTTCTTACCTAAGCTAATGGAAAAGATGTATAACGAACGTG